GCTTGAGGTGAGCGTTTCGCCGCCGTTGAGTTCGAGGTCGGGGTCGGCTTCGCCTTCGGTGGTGTTCTCGGGCTGCCAGGCGATGATCTTGCCGCTGCGGCTCATGGAGAACTGCCAGCGATTGAAGAGGAGGTCGATGGCGGTCTGGAGCGGCTCGAATAGCTCGGCGAGGCCCTGGCCGTGGGCGCGGCCGGGGATCTTATTGATGGTGGGCAGACGGTAGGGGCGTCGTTTGTCGGGCGTGATGTTCTCGATGTAGTCGTAGAACAGCGGCACGGTGCCGTCGCGGGTCATGATGAGCAGGATGTTGCCCTGGTTGCCGGTGTTGAGCGCATCATACCAGAGGCAGAAGCGGGACCAGTTCACCTGCGGCTCACGTTTGTCCTGGCCGAGGCTGTCGAGCGGCTCATTGAGGTCGGCTCGGCCCTTGTTGGTGGCGGCTTGTGCCTCGGGGGTGGCGACGGTGAGGAGGCGGTGGGTGAGGTTGCTGACATACTCCATGACCTGGTCCGGGGCCACGTCGTCGAGGGTGAGCAGGCGGTGGACGAGGGTGATGAGCGGCTCGTCGTAGTGGTGGACGGTGGCGTCTGCGAGTTCGAGATTTTTGCAGTTGAGCGGGTAGAGGAAATCCGAGGGCAGCAGGATCTCGGCCTGGGGGCCTTCTTCGACGATGGTCCTGCGCCAGATGATCTGCTGCTGGTAGTTCTCCGCGCCGGGGTGCGGGGTGGTGCCATCGCGCTTGAGCACGAGCTGGCCGGTGGGCTGCAAAAGGGGCTGGCCGGTGGCGGGATCAACGGCGGGCTGCTGGGTGGCTGGATCAATGACCGGTGCCTGCTGTTCGATGAATTCGTCCTCGCCCTGGATGATGTAATCGTTATCGGTGCCGACGACGGGCTGGCCGTCCGGGCCGATGAGGATGGCTTTGTCGGACTGGTAGTAGGAGACGCGTTTTTGGTGGAAGAGGGACACGGGGCATTCGCCGCAAATAACAACGCGCTCGATGATGCTGGCGAGGGTGCCTTTGGTGTCGTTTTCGGAGTCGAGGACGTGGCGGAGCCATTTGTCGAGGCGGTCGGCGAGGTCGGCGTCCTCAATTCCCACGTCGTAGGCGGCGAAGTAGGGGTCTGAGCCGAGGTAGTAGTTGATCATGCGGGCGATGACCTGCTGGAGGATGCGCCGCGTGAGGGGGATGTGGAGATTTGAGTCCGCGAAGATGCCGCCGAGCACGGCGGAGCGCCATTCGAAGCGCATTTCGTACGACATGAGGGCCATGTGGCGGGTGTCGAGGTGCCGCCGGCGGAAGGTGCCGTCTGCGTCAAAGGCGGAGGCGTGCCAGTTCGGGGAGTCGAAGTCGCGCAGGCCGAGTTCGTCGGCGAGTTCCTCGGCGCGGTTCTTGGCGTGGATGAGGAGGGCGTCTTCCTGCGCCCGGTTCATGGACTTTGACAAAGCCGATGGGATGAGTACGCGGGGCTTATCTGGATCTGGCTCCAGGAGCGGGGGGAGCTTGGAGGCAAGGGCCTGGGCCTGTGGCAGAGCGGAATCCATGCGGGGCATGGTGGGTGGCAGAATGGCGGAATGGCAAGAAGGTTTTGTTGCGACTCAGGGAGAAGTGGGGTAGGATGCGGGACCATGAAACGCCCCCTTCGTGAGTTTGACCGTCCAGAACGATCAAGGTATGCCATGAATGCCGCGCCCTCCAGCTCCGTATCGCCAATGACTCCAACGCGGCAGTCATTGGCATCACCGCCTTGTTGGCCCTTGGTGGTGTCGTTTGGTGGTGGCACCAATAGCGCCGCCATACTGATCGAAATGGCGAGGCGAAAGGTCCGCCCTGATCTGATCATGTTTGCGGATACGGGCGGCGAACTACCGGAAACCATCCGCTTCGTCGCTGATTTCTCGGCATGGCTGGAAGCTCACGACATGCCGCCAGTCGTGACGGTGAGAGAGGGACGCCAAACGCTAGAGCAAGAGGTGCTAGCGGCAAACACGCTGCCGTCTCTGGCCTTTGGCTTCCGCTCATGCTCGGACAAATACAAGGTCCGGCCTCAAGAGTGATACCTCAAGCAATGGCAACCCGCGCTAGACGCATGGGCGGCAGGCGGGAAAGTGGTGAAGCTCATCGGCTACGATGCGGGAGAATCGCACCGAGTAAAAGACCATGACAGCAAACGCTTCATGGTGGCCTATCCGCTAGTCGAATGGGGATGGCGCAGGCGCGAATGTGTCGCCGTGGTGAATGCCGCTGGCTTCCGTCCAGCAAAGTCTGCCTGCTGGTTCTGTCCAGCGTCCAAGCGCGGCGAGGTGCTGAGTCTCGCCAAAACTCACCCTGAACTATTCGCTCGCGCCGTAGCGATGGAGAGCAACGCGACGACGGCAACAACAGCTATCGGACTCGGGCGCAACTGGCGCTGGTCCGACCTTGTGAAAGCCGATGAGCAGCAAATGAAGCTGTTCGATGAACTTCCCGACCTAGCTCGGCAACTAGCGAGCCTCAGCGAGTCTGTTCACTCCGGTCAATCCAGTCACCACGGTCCTCCGGCGGGCTTTGACACCCATGCCACGGCGAGCGAATGACTACCATGAACACGACCAACTCCATACGAGCCGTTGCCTGCATGACCTTCGCCGATCAACTCCAAGCTGCACGGGCCGCCGCCGGACTCTCCCAGAGTCAGGCGGCTTTGCCGCTTATTTCGGCGGGCATCCTCGGCAGCGTTCGGACGCTGCAAAACTGGGAGGCTGGACGCGGTGAAACGCTGCCAGCCTACAAGCAGGCGGCAGCGCTTGCAGCGCTCCGCAGTCCAAAGCGGCCCCGAAAACAGAAGGGCCAGAACGACGATTCCATCCACCCCGAATCGAAGCCACCAAGCGTTGAAGAACCCTGTGAAGATGGGTTGGGTGAGATGGCTTGTTCTCGGTTGCGCCGAACGCTATGCAACGTCCTTCTTGCTCTAGGAAATGGTGCTGCGTGTTCGCAAGATGCGTCTATCGAGTTCATGGAGATGATCCCCGCCGAAGTGGAAGCGGCGCGCAAAAAGTGGGAACGGAACCATGACCGGGAGTTGGCGCATGCCCGCAAAGCTGCCGCCGCCCTCGCTGATGCCGCGCAACTGGTGGCGGAAATCATGCGCGACGAGGTGAACCACCAGGACGAGGCCGAGAAGTGGCTGAGGGCTTACGCTCCGCAGCATCTTTTTCCCGAGAACGCTCCAACTGTGCCGACCGAGGGAGGCGAAGAAAAGCCATGAGTAACACGATCAAACAGACCCGCCGACCTGAGAGGTGGACAACAGGGCGGAGTGATGCCTATGCGCAGGGATTGTGGCGAAGAAAACGAGCCAGAAGCCCCCAGCCAAACCCCGCACCGAGCCTGTGCCTATGAGCACAGTGGCGGTGCCGTCGTCTCTCGGTAAGGGGGAAGTGAGGCTTTACGATTTGAGAAAAAGCAGCCTGCCGGAGGTGGCTGTGCCGCCTCCCGAGGCGGAACTGGCAGCCTGGGCGTTTTGGCTGGTGCATTTCCCGTCCCGCCGTTGTGCGCCGGTGAAGGGGGATCGCGGGGAGGCACTGGCAGTAATGAAGAAGCTGGGGCGCGGGCAGGATGTGGCGGGTATTTTGCCTGTGAAACCCGCCAAAGAGTCGCGTGCGCGGGTGCGTGTGTGTGTGAAGGAGCCAGACTCGGAGACGGGGAAGACGGCAGACGGCGAGAAACCGCCCTCGAACCGGAGGGCCTACACAACGGTGCCGGAGGGCGCGGACTTTGACCAGGCGATGGCGCATGTGTTTCCGGTGGCGAGGCTGACGCAGCATTTTGAGCGCCTCCTCATGGCGGAGGAGGAGATTTACGACAAGGAGGGGAACTGCACCGGCTCCAAGCCGGCGTTCACGACGCAATTCCAGACGCTCAAGGCGCTGACCGAGTGGCATCAAGGGAGGCCACGGGAGAGGGAAAAGAAAAAGGAGGCGCGGCCGGTGATGGGCATCCAGGAGCTGCGGCAGAAGCTGCTCATCTCCCCGGAATACCGGCAGGCGATGCTGGAGATGATCCGCGACTGCGAGGCGCAGGCGGCGGCGATGGCAGGCGGCGGCCCCAAACCACCGGCGGGAGGCTGAACCCATGGCCTACTACGCACACGACAACCTGACCAGCACGGCCACCGTGAAGTCCGTGCATGCGGCGGAGATGCGGGGCATGCGGGAGGAGACGCATGAGGATCTGGACCAGCTCGTGGTGCGCTCCCGACCGGGGGCGTGGTTTGAGACGGAGGGGCACATCATCGACAAAGAGGGCGTCGAGCATGGCCCCAAGAGTTTTGAGGGGAAAAATTTGGAGGCGAACTGGCTTCAGAAGCGGATATTTCAGATCGCGCAATGGTGCCTGGAAAACAAACAGCCATGCAGGCTGCTCGTTTACAAGCCTCGGCAGAAGGGATGCTCGACGGGGACTCTTGCGCTGGCCTACTGGTGGAGCCGGCGGCAACGGTCGAACTGCCTGCTGATGGGCGGCAAATACAAGCAGGTTGCTAATTTGTGGGGGATTTTCGATCATTACCACGCTCGTGACACCTTTGACTGGGGGCATGGCGGAACGGTGAATGCTGAGTCGGCTGAATTCGGTAATGGCTCAGCCTGGCAATGGGAGACGGCCCAGGACCCGAACGCGGGACGGTCCGGCACGTTCCAGGTGGCCTTATTGACGGAAGTGGCACGCTGGGCAGAACAAGGGGTTGCGAATGCACCCAAGGTGCTCAACGGCGTGCAGAACTGTGTGCCGAAAGCACCCGGAACGCTGGTGATCATGGAGACGACCGTCAAAGGCGGCTTTGGTGAATTTTACAACAAATGGGTAGGCGACAAAGACAAGAATGTGCCCGGTGCGGTGAGCTTTGAGGACTTCAAGCGGGGCAAGCGCGGGAACGGATGGATCAAGGTTTTCGCTCCTTGGTTTGTTTTCGCCGACTCATGGATTGCCTGTGATTCCGAGCAGGAGCGGGCTGACATCATGGCTGGGATTGGTGCTATTTCGGAGGAAGAAGCATCGGCTGAGCAGCAGATGATCAAGCGTTACAACCTCCAAGCCGAGCAAATTAAGTATTGGCGGGATATTCTGATCAACGAATGCCAGCGCGATCCCGACAACCGGGACCGGGAGTTTCCAACCACCCCCGAGGCGGGCTTCAAGAGCACGTTGCCGGGTCGATTTAACCGGATTGGGCTGCGGAAGCTGCGCGAGGCGGCGGAGCAGCAGCGGGACGCCCTGCGGCGGATCATCCTGGAGAATCCGAGCGGCGACCGGAAACACTACGTCCCACGCATCGTGCGCGAGGACAGTGAGGCGAGCTACTACGTCTGGGAGCCGCCGAAGGTGGGGTATCGCTACCTACTGGCGGCCGATCTGGCGGCCGGTGAGGAAGTCACCGAGGGCGGGGACCGGGACTGCCAGACGGTGCTGGTGATCCGTCAGGGATTCATGAGTGCGCAGCGGGGCTGCTGGATGCCGCCCAAGGTGGTGGCGACGATCAAACCGAACTGCCGCGTGGACCAGCTCGTACTGGCAGACATGGCGTGGCGACTGGCCCGCTACTATGGCGGGTGCCTGATTGTGCCGGAGGTGAACTACGACAAGGGCTTCATCCGGGCGCTGCGGGATCGCGGAGCGCACCTTTACGAGCGTGAGCGTGCAGCAACAGACAAAGAGGACCAGAAGCCGACCAAGAAGTTTGGATTCCTCACACGCGGCACCGATGGCGAAGGCATGCGTGGCTGGTGCATTGAGCGGCTGGCGGCGGCGATTCGCGAGTGGGATGTGCAAGGCAGCGGCATCGACTGCCCGGCGGAATTCATTCTGGCCGAACTGGAGAACTTCATCCGCACGGAATCCGGGCGCGAGGAGGCGGCACCAGGCAAGCATGATGACTGGGTGCTGGCGCTGTGCATCGCGCTGGCAACGATTGACGGTGCGACGCTTTTCCGGGCGGAGGTCACACGGAACGCGGAGCCGGTGTATCGTGAGAAGCAGCGGCAGCGGGAGCTGGCGGCGAAGCGTGGGCAGCGGGGCATGCGGTGATTGTCGCAACAAAACCCGGTTGACAGTTGGGGTGTCTGCTGCCTCCCATCAGCGGCATGTCTGAGGTATTAACCCATGCAGCCCCCCCGCCCCACGCCGACACGGTCCAGCCTGTCGCAGGAGCACCCACGTCCGCGCCCGTCCCTCCGACGGGTGACAACGCCACCCCCAACCCCAACGCAAATCAACCGGCAGCGACTTTGGAGACGCAGGCTGGAGCGGGAGGGGGCGTGGACTTCACGAAGATGGATGCAAATGCGTATGAGCGCTACATCGAGAGCCTGCCGGATGACGGCGAGGTGATCGAGTCCGAAGACCTGGGGTCTGCGGCTGCTCCGCCCGAGGTCAAGCCCGGCGAGGAGCATGAGGAGGGGATTCTGGCTCCAGGTAAGCTGCCCAACCGGCTCAAGGTGCCCACCGATGACGAGCTTTCCTTCCACACGGCCCGGTTTTTCAAAGAATCGCGGCAGAGTGGCGGGAAGATGACCTTTGGTGAGGCTGAGACTCTGGCAAAACAGATGCTTGGCCTTACTGACGCGGCTCCGGCTGCGTCAGGTTATGTTGCAGCGGATGTGCAGCCTGAGCCTGTGGTGTTTGAACCCACCGGGCGTCTGGCGGAGCTGACGCAGCAACTCGAAGCGGCCACGGCCAATTTTGAGCAGGCGGCTGAAGGTTTTGATGCCAAAGGCCAGGCAGCGGCGCTGCGCGAGGTGAACCGGCTGAACCGGGAGATTAGCCAGGCGATGGCGGAGTCCCAACGCGAGGAGGCCGAGGCGGTGACGCAGCAGGCCGCCGCGCAAGAGACGTTCATGCAGCAGTGGCAGGCCACGGAAGCGCAGGTGCATGGGATGTTTGCTCATGCGAATGCCGCTGATCCGGCCAGCGCACTGCACCAACGCGCCGCCGAGATCCAGGCCAGCTACCGCGACAGCCAGGACCCGGCCATGCAAGCAATCTACCACAGCCCGAACTCGGTGCTGCTGTATTTCACGCAGGCAGCCGGCGAACTCGCCATCCAACCGTCGTCCGTGGCTCCTGCCACGCCGGTTTCTCCATCTTCGACCAAGTCCACGCCTCCCCCCGTTTCACGACACGTCCCCGTAGGAGCTGCCCTCCTCGCCACCCAACAAGGTGGCAACCCGGCAGCCTTTCAGGGCAGGACGAATTACCAGCCGCAATCGCTCCACGAACTCGAACAGCTCGTGGAACGCATGGCAGCAGCGTAGCGGACCTCACTTTGAAGGGGTGCCATATCCCACAACAATCATATGGCTTACTCAGAATCCGGCCCGAACACGGGCGACTCACTTTCTGCTCAGATGGACCCGAAGGTCCTTTGGGCAGCGGGCATTGACCTCGCAGAAGCGGAAGAAGATCCGCTCATGCAAATGGAAGGTGGCGCAGACGCCATCATCACCACCAAAACCGAAACCAGCGCCGGCGCTGGCACCACCATCAAGTTCCAAGTCACCTCCGACTACGGTGACGAGGGCAAGCAGGGAGATGAAATTTTCGAGGACGAAGACGACTTCGAAGAGGAAATCTTCAACGACTTCGAGCTGACCGTGGACTGGGTGCGTCATGCGACGCGCTTCACGAAGCGTTCCGGCGAGATCATGGGCCTGCTCGGCGAGCTCAAGCGCAAGATCCCGATCAAGCTCGGGCGCTGGCTGGGCAAGTACAAGTGCCACAGCATGCTTATGACGATGCTGCACAAAACCAACGCGGCCAACCACTTCTACACGGCTTCCAGCCAGGACAGCATCAGCGCCGGCGACGGCCTGACCTACGACGAAATCGTCAAGGGTGGTGCGATTCTGAAACCCCTCGGCGGCCAGCCGGCGGTGATCGGTCGTGAAGGTAAAAATTCCATCTGGGGTGCTGTCGTTCTCGCAACGGACAACGCCACCTATGGCCTCAAGCTCGATCCAATCTATCGCCAGAACCTCCAGACGGGTTTTGTGCAAGGCCGGGACAACCTGCTGTGGAAGGGCGGCGTCGCCAATGTGGACGGTCACCTCATCAAGGAATACGTGCCGCTGCGTGGCGACATCGAAGGCGCGGTGGGTTCTCCCCTAAATCCGCAGGCGCTGCTCGGAGTCGCCGTCGCTGGTGGCACCACCGCCCTGCAAATCAAAGGGGGCGGCAACGCCACCTCGGCAGCCAAGACCAAGAAGAAGTATTTCAAATACTTCCCCAAATTTGCCTTCCGCTGGCGTCCAGGTCAGGGCACCCGCACGGCAGACACCCTGTCTGCCACGTCCGAAATCTGCTGGGACCTCACGGCCCTGGGTGAGGACGCGGCAACGGCGAACGTGTTCTACGTCCGCATCACCAATCCGCCCAACGCGGCCACGGACCCTGGCAAGTGGTGCATCTACGAAATCACGACCAACGATGGCAACATCATGACGACCTCCGCTCGTCTGGGTGCCACCGACTCCGGTCAGCGCTACCAGACGGTGGGCCAGGTGACGTGGGATGCCAACAAGCACACCGTGACGCACGGTGAAGGCTCGCTGGTGACGCTGTGCAACGCAGCGGGTGTCTCCCTCGGTGCCACACTCTTCCTCTACCGCCAAGCGGCGTATCGCGGCTACGGCTCGGTGCGCAACCAGCGCCAGGAAGACAGCAAGAACGGAAACTTCGTCCAGGAGCGCTACATCGAGAGCGTCTTCGGGCAGTGCCTCCGCGAGGACACTCGCGGGAACAAGCCGGCCATCGCGGTGATCAAACACGCGATCTTCTATCCGGGCATCATTGATGCCTAATCCCTCGGCAAGGTGGGGAGCCTTCGGGTTCCCCACTTTGCCCCCTTTTTTCTCTCTTCCTCCTCCCTCTTTTCCCTGCCCCTTTTTTATGAAGCAAGTCCTTGGCCTCATTCACTTTCCCCCGTCATTATCGCGCAGTGTGGCGCGTGTGCGGGACTTCCGGCGCTGCCCGGAGCATGACAACGTGCTGGCATATGAAGGCCGGGCTTTGTCCGTCGATGAATTCAACCGTGTGGCTCCGAAACTGCTCGGGGAAGGCAAAGGTCTGTATGGAGTGCAGCCCATCGCCAAGCTCGTCGAGGTCGAGGTGGCGGAGTCTGCGCCTGTCGAGGCACCGGCGGCAAAACCTTTGCGTGCCGCCAAACCTGCGCCGGTCATTGACCTGCCCAAAGTCACCCTGGAACCGTCTGGCGACGGCTTTGTGCTGGTGAACTACGAAGGCGACGAGGCCTGTTATATGGGCGCGTCGCAAGCCTGGGAGTCTGATGTCTCTCTGGTCATTCCTTTTGCCTCTGAGGACGAAGCCCGAGCGGCCTGTCCCGGGGTGCTCGTTGACAAAGCTCCGGCTATCGACGAGCCAGACGAATCTCTGGCTGAGGACTCGGGGGCGAGTCCGATGTTGGTTGAGGAAAGCGCCCCGGCTCCACAAGAGCCGGTGGCGCAACCCTCCCCGCCTGCCGTCGATCCGGCGAACATCCGCAACACAGTGATGAAGGCCCAGGCCGCTAAACGTGCGGCCAAAGCGGCGCGGAATGCCCCGGCTCCCAAAAAAGTCACGCCGCCCCCTGCGGCCAAGTAACCCTGCCATGCTCCTGCTGCTCCTCATGACCATCGCCCAACTGTTCACGCAAATGTCCCAGAACCTCTCGAAGGTTCCGTCGGCCATGAGCGCGTTGCAGCAGGCGGCCTTGGTGCGTGCGGCGAACGCCGGTCTGGCGGAGTTTGTGGATCTGCTGCCGGACCTGCGCAAGACCGAGGCCAAGACGGAGCGGCTGGGAGCGGCGCAGTCCAAGACCATCGGGGCGACGGCAGCAAGCAAAGGATTCACTGTTGCCTGGGACGAGCAGGCGAACTTTCTCGGTCGCACGGTCGTGGTGGGGAATGACAGCAGCCGCTACAACCGCCTCCAGGCGCTGAACACGCTGCTTTTTGCTCATGAAGGTGCCACGGGTAGCACGACGCTCGAAGTGCGGGCGGATGCCATCCTGCTGGGCAGCCTGGAGGATGCCGTGGACGGCGAGGTGACGCTGGTGTGGGAGACGGGAGCCAAGGAATTGCTGCATGGGCGTCCAGAGCACCAGCGGCCCGAGGATGTGCTGGCTCTGGAAGTCGGCGAGCCGGAGCGCTGGTGGATCGAACCTTTGAACGGCATCACGGGCGGGGCCACGCCGCTTTACCTGCTGCGCCTGTGGCCGCAGCCTGACGCGGTGTATTCCCTGCTCTACACGCGGCGTCTGTGGCCGTCTGCGCTGACCGTCACGGCGGGCGACTACGCAACTCTATTTGCCAGCACCACCGAACTGCCCGTGCTGCCCCGCGAGGAGCAGGCGCTCGTGGCGATGTGTGAGCGCGGCATGATTGGCACGGCGCTGTGGATCGGCTCGGCTGACCAGGTCATCGCACTCCAGAATTACCAGCACGGTGTCGGCCAACTGGCGTCCCGCAGCACCAATCGAGGCCACAGCCAGCGGGCGAAAATTTACACCAAACGAGGATACTGACATGCTGACCATCTCCCACGTCCCCGCCCAGAACCGCAGCGGCAGCATCGCCGCCGGTGGCACCGCGCAGAATGTTTACACCGCCGAGCAGCAACCCAGGTATGGGTTCGAGTTTTTCAACACTTCCGACACGGTGATGTATCTGGATTGGGACACCGACGCGACGGTCGCCAACGGCGTGCCGGTGCCGGCGGGTGGCAGTTTTTACCTGCCTGGGCCTGGTGGCGTGGTGCCTCATGGGCGGATGAGCGTGCTGTGCGCCACGACCGGGAAAACCTTCACCTGCAAAACTTTCTGATTATGCCCTGGGGACCTACACCTTCGACGTTCGGAACTCTCGGCGGCGCTCCAGGCGACAACGCGGCGCTGGCGGCGGCGATTGGCACATTGCCGCAGAACTCGAAGAGCGCAGCTTACACCACCGTCTTGACGGATGCCGGGAAGCACATCTACCACCCCGGCGCTGATACCACGGCCCGCACCTGGACGATTGATAGCAATGCCAATGTTCCCTACCCGCTTGGCACCGCGATCACGTTTGTCAATGACACCTCCGCTGGGGTGATCACCATCGCCATCACGAGTGATACGCTCATTCTCGCGGGCGCTGGAACGACCGGCTCTCGCACTCTGGCTGCCAACGGCATCGCAACTGCGGTCAAAATCACTTCAACCCGCTGGATGATCTCTGGCACTGGATTGACCTAATGGGCGCTATTCAACAAGTTCTGGCGTCCTATAGGGGGGTTATTCCACCTGCTCCTCCTGTGGTATCGCCGCTGATCTGGCTAGACGCCAGCCAGGAAAGCTACGCTAACAATGATCCCGTGGGGCAGTTCACGGACTGGAGCGGAAATGGAAATCACTTTACCAGCAGCGGCACCGCACGGCCAACATTCAAAACAAACCGGATCAACTCGCGGCCCACCGTGCAGGCAGATGGGGTGGATGATGGCATGCTGCTGGCATCCCTGGCCGCGCAGACGGCGTGGAGCTTGTTTTATGTGGGCAGGATGGTATCGACAGCGGGCATACAGCAAAACATTCTATCCGTCGATGATTACGGTCCCGATGGCGCATACATCCTTTGGCAGTATGACGGAGGATCAACCGCAGGCATTAACGCCAATGTTGGCGGTGTTAGTCAAGCATCAATGACAACGGGAGTTGCTTCGTCCTACTGCCTGACCGGGAATGCGACGACAGGCACCATCCGCGCCTACGACAATACCAACGGCACAACATCGGCAAACTTCTCCAAGGCCAGCGCACCCATGCGCTTGTTTCGCCGGGGAGATGGGTTGTATGCCAGCTACGAAATCAGCGAACTGCTGTTCTACCACAGCGTGCTCTCAAGCGCCGACCGCACGACGATCTGGACCTACTTTAACACTCGCTACGGCATAGCCATTCCCGCCACGCCATGACGCGCATCCTGGTCATTATTTCCGCCGAACACCTGCCGAGCGCCCGCGCCATGGCCGAGGTGCCACCCTTTAGTTTATCTGCCGCTGATGCGGCTGCTCTGTTTGTGCCCGCAGGCAGCGCGGATGGCACGGCCCCGGCCACACACTACTGGGCCAGCGGGATCTTCACCACCGAGCAACTGGCCGCGCTGCAACAGCTCGCCGATTCCCTGCCGTGGGCAGAGTGTCACGAATACGACTCGGACACCGAGCCGCAGAAGCCCTGGCAGATCCTCACAGCCATGGGGCTGACGCCGATGTTACCTCCTGACTTCCCATGAGTGAATCCATTCTCCGCAACCTCAAGGCCTTTGGCCTGACACCGTGGCAGCTCGTGCTGGGAGCGGCGATTGCCTATGGGTGGGTGAATTCCTTGATGCCGATGCCGGCGGCGATGCAAACCATGAACACCGAGGTGCGGGCGCTCAACAAGACGGTGCAGGAGCTGGGGACCAAGGTGGAAATTCATTCGGTGCTCATCGCCCAGATTTCTGACCTCAAAACGGAAGTCTCCGGCATGCGCCGCGAGCTTTCGACCATCGAGGGGCGGCTGGCGCATTCCGCGAACTACCGGAGTAAGGGAAGCGAACCTTAGACTCTACCATGTGGCCTTTTTCCCCTAAACCCAAAGCCACACTCCGCAGCGCCATCGACGGCGCGACGGTTAAGCTACTTCTCGACATCGCCCTACAGGGTCGCAAGCGTGCTGACTACCGGCATCTCGGCCAGAAGGAGTCTCTGAGCGTCATCACCCGCGCCGACGTGGACAAGGCCAGCCGTAAGGCGTGGATGCCGTGGTTTGCTGGCAAGTGGGAATGCGAGGATCAAAGCCGCGCTCTCGTCCATGAGGCGCAGAAGCTCGCGGCAAACGAAGGCCGCTCATGGGCCATTGGCACTCTTCGCGCTCGTGCGC